AGGCATGAAAGTGGGAGACTCGTTTTTTGTCCCCAATTCCACGACTACAAAAGTATTGAATGGCATCAGACACAAAGTACTGAATGGTTGGAAATTTACTGCGCGCTTTATAGACGGTGGTGTGCGCGTGTGGAGGGTTTTGTAGCTCAAGCAAGGGAGGGGATCATGTCGTTTCGATATGCACTGGGTGCGCTGGTCGTGGCGAAATCGTCACTAGAGTCGGCTGTGCAGGAACTCACCCTGCCGGAGTCCTATGAGCGGCGTCGGCTCGACTCGATGTGGATCATGGAACGGCTCAGCTGTGAGTGTGTCGGCGGCACACAGTTGTTCTACCATTGCCAGCGGTGGGATGGATCAGTCGGGCGGTACGCAGAGGGCAGCCTGGTGACAGTTGTGGACGCCTATGACACCTGGCGACACGCCATAGAGGCTAATAAGAAGGTGATAGCATGACCGACTGGTTTGACACGGCAAAAGCCATCACGCGGGCGGCGTTTCCGCCAAAGGGGGGCGCCATGTACGAATCTGGGGTTCATTCAGGAATTCCATTGACGGACTATATTGCTGATCCTGCGCCGGAACCATCGCTCAACACAGGGACCGCGATGGCGCTCCTCACGCAAAGTCCATTGCATGCCAAGATGCAGCATGTACGGCTGAACCCGACAAAGGGACGCGATGACTCAGCCCGCGCCGACATCGGCACGATTGCCCACGCACTGCTTTTGGAGAATGACGGCTCACGGGTGGTGCAAATTGAGGCGGATGATTGGCGGACAAAAGCAGCGAAGGAACAGCGCGAAGAAGCGCGAGCCGCAGGGAAAGTCCCCGTGCTCACAAAGGACTATGCCGCAGTGCTGGCGATGGTGGAGGCGGCGCAGTGCTTCATGCTGGGAAGCGACCTCTGTGAAGATTGGCTGAGCGCCACGCCTGAGCAAACGCTCATTTGGAACGATGGGGGAGCGTGGTGCCGATCACGCCCGGACAAGTTGACGCCGGATTACAAGGTGTATTTCGACTACAAGACCACTGGCTCGGCCCATCCAGCGGCGTTTGTCAAGGCGGCGATCAATCAGGGCTATGATATACAGGCAGCCTTAGGCCGCCGTGGCGTCGAAGCTCTGACCGGAGCGGTGCCGACCGTGGTGTTCCTCGTGCAGGAAGTCGAGGCCCCCTACGCCTGCTCACTGGTGACGTTCTCCCCTATGTTTGTGTCGATCGCGAATGAGCGGCTGGAAGTGGCGCTGCACAAGTGGAAGCAGTGCATGGCGTCGAATCACTGGCCTGGATATTCCGAGAAGGTGGCAACGGTCGATCCGCCAGGGTGGTATGGGATGGAGGAGGTTGCGCTATGATTACGTTTCGGCGGGCGGTGCGTGAGAATGTGCCGTTGATTATCGGGCTGGCTGGTGCCAGTGGCAGCGGGAAAACCTATTCGGCCATGCGGCTTGCGGCGGGGATTGCCCAGGGGAAACCCTTCGCTGTGCTGGATACAGAGGCCGGGCGAGCCAAGCATTACGCGGGAGAGTTCACGTTTGACCATGCCGACGTGCGTCCTCCGTTTCGACCGTCCGCCTACCGTGAAGCCATTGAAGCGGCAGACAAGGCTGGCTATCCCGTCATCGTGGTGGATTCGTGTAGCCATGAACATGCGGGCGATGGGGGCCTGCTGGATTGGCACGATGAAGAGCTGGACCGCATGGCCGGAACCGATTACAAGCGGCGGGACTCCTGTGCGATGGCGGCATGGATTAAACCGAAGGCCGACCACAAGAAATTCATTTCCAAGTTGTTGCAGTTGCGGTCCCATCTGATCCTCTGTTTTCGGGCTGAGCAGAAAATCGAGATGAAACGCGGGGAGAACGGGAAGATGGAAATTGTCCCGAAGCAGATTGCAAGCGGGTTTAGTGACTGGATACCGATCTGCGAAAAGAACATGCTCTACGAACTCACTGCGTCATTTCTGCTCGTGCCTGGGAAGCCAGGGATACCGCACCCGATCAAGTTGCAAGAGCAATTGCGCAAGGTCATGGACTTAACGAGACCGTTGAGCGAGGATGTCGGGCTGCAATTGGCCCGATGGGCCAAAGGCGACAACACGCCGGAGCCACAGGCCGCTGGAACACCCCATGGCGAGGTGCCTCCAACGCCGCAAGCCAGCGATAGGGCTCCGGCCACTATTACACAAGCGCAGTGGAACGCGATCTTCACGGCGGTGGAAGCAGACCCGGACTTGACGGAACTCAAGGATCTGGTAAAGGCCGACATGGGCGTGGAGACCATCGCCTACAGCAAAACCACGCCGACCCTGCGAGCAGAGTTTGTGGAGGCATACCGCAAGGCGGCACAGGCCAATAACCTGAGCGAGCGGCTGGCGAAGGCGGGGCTATGAGGACCTCGCTGACAAAGATGGAACGCGAGATTGTGCGGGGGTTTGCGGGTGGGTTGAGTGTGGCGAACTTGGTCGCATGGTATAGGTTGGACCGCCTCGATGTCGAAGCGATCATCCGCAAGGCGATGTGGGCGCAGAACAAGACGGCTATGAGACCATTTTGGTATCGTCAACAAAAAGGGGGGAGGCGATGATGCACCTGACAGATGTCGTCGAGAAAATCATGGAGATCCTCAACACTGAGTGTGAGCGACCGGCTGATGAACTCGTGAAATTAGGCAAAACCTTAGTCAAGGTCGGCACCACCCTGAAGCCGTTACCGCGCCACGATGCGCGGCAGGTGATGCTGGCGGTAAAAATGTTGGTGATGAAATGACATCCGAGGACGAGGAACTAAAGGAGATTGAACGGATACAGGATATTCTAGATGTGGTGTCAGTGCTCCCACCTAGCTTTACCATAGAGGTTGATATAGGCGACATGCGCCTGCTGCTGGCCAGGGCGACAAGGCCGCATGATTAGGAGCCTATGGGGAGTCTAACACCAAGAGCCGATGATAGCCGCCTGATTCGCAAGGGCACCGAAATAGCTATCAAGCCGACCAAGACCGCACAGCGCAGGCGATCGGGGTTGAGCGCGGCAGGGACCAAGCTGGCACAGAGTCGGCTGAAGAAGCTGATACAAGAGGGGTGGTAGGCATGACACGCGAACGCACCCATTACAATGGTTGCGAGTTCGCACACATCGAGTGTGCGGAGATCGTGATTCAAGAGCTGCGCGACATAGTTGCCACGCTCGAAATTCGCATCCAGGAACTGGAACGCCAGTTAGAGCAGCAGGCCTGGACGATCAGCCCGGCCATGGCGCAGGCCAAGATCGACGAGTTGAATCAAGCGTTGGCCGCGGTGGAAAACGAGACGGGGCTGCACGAAGAGCGGCGGCAGTTTAACCAGAAGATTGCTGAGCTCCAGTGCGAGAACGCCACGCTTCAGCAACGCTACGATATGCTCCAGGGCGAGACGGCACGGTGCTGTGACGCCCGACTGAAGGCAGAACGCGCGGCGGTGTGGATGGCGCGATTGGTACAACAGGAACGCATAGTGATCTGGATGGATCTATTCGAGGCAGATGAGGTTGATGATGACAGGGTGCAGGCACGGCTGCGAATGGACGACAGTTACCAAGACGCCAAAGCCATCATTGACCAGTACACAACGAAGGAGCCGAGAAGGAGCCGATAGGGGGTGAGGAATGCCGCCACAGGAAGCACATGCCGAATTGATTGCCGTGCAAAGTCAGCGCATCTCCGATTTGGAAGCTCAACTCGCCGCGCTCCAGCAACGCTACGATATGCTCAAGGATGACACGGCGCAGTACTGCGAAGCACGAAAGGAAGCAGAGCGGCAAGCGATGGAGATGGCCAGTTTGGTGCAGAGATGTATCGCGCAACGATTCGTCTCTAGCCTGAACTTTAGAAAATTGTGCGCAGAAGACAGCCAATGGCGAGCTGCACAGGATGTGATCGACCAGTATGCAACGAAGGAGCCGACAGGGGGTGAGGGGTGACGGCACAGGAAGCACATGCCGAATTGATTGCCGTGCAAAGTCAGCGCATCTCAGATTTGGAAGCCCAACTCGCCGAGTGCTGTGAGGCGAGAAAGGAGGCAGAGATTCAGGCGGTAGAGATGGCCAGCATAATTGTTCGCATGGGAGAACAGAACCGTATCCGCCTGCGCTACATCCCGTCAGATATTGACTACCAAGTAGCCCAAGCCGTCATCGACCAGTACGCGAAGGAGGAGTAAGCCCATGATCGGCCTAAAATTGTGCCAAAACTGCAAGTGGTCAGCGCCAGAACGCGGCGCTGCATGGAGCAATCGGTGTTTCAATCCTGTCGTCAACGTGCGTGATCCCCATGCTCTGTCATGGAACGCGAGTGATGGTGATAGAAGAGGTACAGGAACAAGTTGCATTGAAGAGAGAAAGAAGCGCTGGCCTATAGGGGCGTGCGGCATGCGCGGCGCTCTCTATGAGGCGAAGGAGCAGCCATGACGAAACCGGATCGGTGCCGCGACAGGTTTGAACGGCTCGTGTTGCAGGCGCTCCAGCGGATGGATGAACTCGATCCCAAACAGGCGCCGCATTGTGTGTTCACGCCACATGAGGTTGCGAAACTCCTTCGCGCTGAGCACACGGCGGTCAAGCGGCTGGTGGGGAGAGAGAAAGCCTCGGCATATCGAGGAGGACAGTTAGCGCAAATTGACGTGTGCGTTCGCCTTCTTGCCAAGCTCACGGCGAGAGGGAAATAGGAGGGATGATGAAAGCGTTTAAAGAACCGAAAGGCCCTAGCGTCGAGATCGTCAATATGCCGAAACGTGGCATGGTGATTGAGCGCGGACTGATGGAAAAGTTGGTAAAGTTAGCAGAGATGAACAAAGCGAAGCGGTTGCTGATTGTGTTTGAGCGATAACCACGCCCGCCTCTTGAGGGGTGGGATCTAACAATAGGATGGGGCTATGACAAAAGGAAAGTGGGTCATTGCGCGCACGCGCTCGGCAGGCGTGTTTATGGGGCAGGTCGTCTCTCGAAAAGGCATGGAGATTGTGCTCCGTGAGGCTCGACGGCTGTGGTATTGGGACGGCGCAGCCTCGCTGTCGCAACTCTCGCAGGAAGGGGTCACGGCACCACAGAATTGTAAATTCCCCATGGCTGTCCCACGAGTGTTGCTGACAGAACTGATTGAGTGTCTACCGGTAAGCGCAACGGCGAAGAAATCTATTGACGGGGTACCTGTATGGAAGCGATAGGCGATGACGATATTGACTGTTGCGGTGGCTATGGCGATGGCGATGGCAATGGCTATGGCGATCGCAATGGCAATGGCTATGGCAACGGCTACGATGGCTATGGCGATCGCAATGGCAATGGCTATGGCAACGGCTACGATGGCGGTGGCGATCGCAATGGCAATGGCTATGGCAACGGCTACGGTGGCTATGGCAATGGCTAGCAGTCTATATCACGCTCACCATTATGATGGTGGGATCGCCGGTTTTAGCGGGCTGGCGATGCGGACCCCGCCGGTGGGGCACGAGGCAGACGAGCCACTGGCGGGGAATGCCGAAGAATAGAATGGCGCGGGCGGCGTAGCGAAACTACGATGCAATCAGGTGAAGCCATCATCGGGTAAGCCGCAAGGCGACAACCGGGAAAAGGGCTGCCTAGTCGGTGAGATTCCGGCCCCGCGCCTATAACTCAAAGTCGTGAAAGGGGAAGATGATGGCAATAGAAATCAATTTGACGGCAGAAGATATTGATAAGTTAGTCAATGATTCTGTCCGCGAGGCTGGATTCGGCAAAGCCATTGAGGATGGGGTAAAACGCGCCATCTCTCAAGGAAAATGGTTGATTCTGCTCAAGGTAGGCATTGATGGCGGGGAATGCCGAATAATGAGGGACCATGAAAGCTAAGATCGGCGGGCGTGAAGTCGAGTTGAACATCGACGATCGGCTGAAGCCGGGAAGGCCGCTCCCGGTCAAGAGCCAGCGCGTAGAGAAGGCGCCGATTGTGTTGTTTCATCAACTCTGTAGCGGCAAGAATGCTGTGGGTGTGACGCGCTCAGGGCATCATTATCCCAACAAGCGGTTTGCCGAGTGGCGGGCTGATGCCACGACACAGTTGAGGGCGTTGAACTGCATCCCCACGCGGCCCATTGATTACCCGGTCCATCTGTCGGTGCGCTACTGGGCGGGTGATAAACGGACACGTGATGTCAGTGGCATGCTGGACGCACTGTTTCATTTGCTGGTCCATGCCAAGATCCTGAAAGATGATGGCCTGATCCGCGATGTGACGTGGCGCTGGTGTGGGGTGAATACACAGTGTCCGAAAGTGGAACTCACTATTTTACCGATGGAGTGAGGACAGTTTCATTGTCGTCTAGGCGCTGGCACATTATCGTGTATGACGAGGCAGGGGAATCGCATCAGATCACTGAGCGCTACCTCATTGGGACCTACGAGGGCTTGCTGGCAACGGTTGAGCAGGCGGTGGACACGTGGCAGCAAGAGACGGGTTTGGCCGTAGAGCGTATAGAATGGGAGTCGCATGGGAGGATAGACGCCTGAACTGTATTCAGGCTAGGCAGGGCGCGGCGGGGATGGGCAAGGCGCGGCCAGGCTGGGCATGGCGAGGCGGGGCAGGGCTTGGCGAGGCGAGGCAACCATTTCATCAACATGAGGGGAGACATGAATCATGAGCCGAGTGAAGGACACGAATCGAGTAGACATCATCACCAGGACGGTCGTACTGGAAGGGATTCAGGATGTGATGTTCGACCGATATGCGGGGGACAACACCACACAATTGGAGCCGTGGCAGAAGTTGTATTTTGCGCCGGACGGGCAGACCCTCGTACTGCCTGCGCTCAATCTGTTGAGCTTCTTATCGGCCCACAACACGAATTCTGCACCGAAGCGTCTCCTGGACAAACGAAAATTTAAGGATGTGGCGAACGGCTGCCTTTCGTTTGTGACGATCAGCCCGACGCAGATCGCCTTTCTCCGTAACGGGAAACCGATTCAGTTCGGCAAGTTCGATAAGGATGTGGACCCGCAGAGCGGCGTGTATGTCCACCGCAGCGTGGCGCGACTCGATAAAGGCATTCCGAATCCGAAGGTCAGGCCCGTACTGCCGTTGCCGTGGTCGTTGGAATTTACGTTGACGCTGTATCCGAACAAGGAAGTCAACGAGCAGCAAGTAATGAACTTGATTGAAGGCGGCGGGCTGGCGTTGGGGATCGGTACGTTTCGCGGCGTGTACGGCAAGTTTCGCATTCAGTCTTGGGAGTAGGCGAGGCATGGTATGGCGAGGCTGGGCATGGCTAGGCGCGGCGTGGCTTGGCCTGGCTGGGCTGGGCGAGGCGGGGCAGGGCGGGGCGGGGCTTGGCCGGGCATGGCCTGGCGAGGCAAGGCGCGGCAGGGCGAGGCTATCATATGGAAATACTCTGTCGGCGGTGTCACGGTGCCGCACATCGGCTAGACAACGATCCTGAGATCAGATCCATCGTCTGTATCACGTGTGGCGAGCGCACCTATGCTCCAGGTCAGCCGTATGCGATCAAGACCGAGGACCGCGCTGAGCGGCAGTACTGTACGAACTGCTTTAGCGACAAGCGGTTGAACGGCTACAAGATCTGTGTGCGCTGTTACCGCGCCAATCAACGGGCACATCAAACGGCGAGGAGAAATCGGATGACGTTGAACCAGGGGGGAGTATCATGAAAGCAATCTTGCTCGGCATCGCGATAGTCTGGGGACTCGTGAGCATCACGGAACCAGCCCTGGCATCGTGCACCACCAACACCGTGTTTTTACCGGACGGACGCGCCGTAATCTGTACATCGTGCTGCGTGAGCGGGAACTGCACGACCACGTGCGTGTGACCTAGCGCCGTTCCTGGCAGACCTTCAACTGGTGGCGCAGGTTGGCCTTATCTTCGAGGCACTGGTGGTACTGGGCCGCCGTGCGCTCCAGGTGTGTTTCCCACGCCGAACAGGACATCGGCTCAGGGCTGGTCTGACAACCGGCGAAACTCGTCAAGAATCCGAGCGTGCTCAGCCAGATCGCGCTTCGCCAATGCTTCATCGGCAGCCCTCCGTAGCGCGGCGAGTTGCCGCCGCTTGCGAATCTCCGGCAGTTGATCCTCGTTGACGAACAGGTCGATCAGGCGATGAAGCAGCCCGGCGACCAAGCCCACATCGCCAGGCATTACTGGTCCTTCTTGATGCCCTTCGTGGCATTGGCAGCTAGCGTAATCAGTCCGGCCAGCACCAGCCCGACCTTCGGGTGTCCGGTCAGGAACGCGGTAATCTGATCGCTGAAGGCATCCACCAGGTTCGCGCCGACCAGCAAGAGCGTGGGCCATAGTTTGACAAAATCGAATTGCATGGGGTCCTCCTTATTTCTGCGAGGGGGTCACGATGTCCTTCGCCGTGTCCTTCACGATTGCGGCATCGTCCTTCATGTCCTCATAGATCTTGCCGCCGATCTCAATGAGGCTGTGAGCCGTTTGCTTGATCTGGTCCAGCGTCTTGCCGCAGCCGGACAGCATGGGGAGCGCGAGCAGGACTAGAAGAGAGAGGAGCCGTGTCATAGTGAGTCTCCTTTACGGGTGGTCGTCTTCGACGATGTCGAGACGGGTTTTAATGACCGCGAGACTGGTGTCGTGCCGGTGTTTGTCGTGTTCGAGTTGGGCGACCCTGGCTTCCAGGCAGTCGAAACGGTTGGAGAATCCTCGCCCGATGATCCGGAGTGCGGCAAGCAATGCGACCAATAGAATCGCAATGAGAGGACTAACATCAAGACGAGTAAGAGCAGCGATAAACTCCCCCACATCAGACCCTCCTTCTACCGAATTACGTCTCCACTGGTGATTGCATGAGCGCGGCCAATTCGACCGCCCGCCGATGCACCTGTTTGGCCCACAGACTATCGAGCATTTCGCCAGCGGCCCGTTCGTAGTCACCTTGTTGGACCGCTAGGAGAAACTTCTCGAACTTCATGAGCCCATGGATGCCGAGGTTGAACGCCATGTTGGTCAAGACGACCTGGCGATGCACGTCGAGCGTGGTCCACCAGGGGAGATACCGGTCCATCTCGCCCTGGACGCGCTCAATATCGTGAATGAGCATCCGCATGGCTTCTTCTTTGGAGATGCCCACATCGTCCAGGTTGCGACCCACGCCGATCGTGAGCTTCCCGGCGGGACAGCGGTAGGGTTTCAGCCGCAGGCCCTCATGCCGAATCAGCATGTCGATCAACGATTCACTCACGTGTCACCACCTTGTCTATCACCACGATAGACCTCGCGCTTCTTGGCGATGTCGGTCGTCCAGCCACAGGCACAGCGCCAGGGTTCTTCCAGGGTCTCTTTTTCCAACTTGGCAAAGCACAGCGGACATTTGCGTTGCCAGACCTGCATGAGCTTACCGAATCGGTTACCACCAGCACGTCGCGTAACACCACCAGCGTTTCCACCAGCCCCTTAGGGCGCGACACCGGTCACACGGAGATTGCCCGGGGCCTGGGGAGGGTTTACATTCACACTAACCCCCACGGTGTTGGAGAACAGCGATTCATTGTTGGCTGTGTCGAACGCGGTCATGCGGTAGCAATAGTTGCCGTCTGCCGTGACGGTATCGGCGCCGGTCGTCACCTTCCCGAACGTCTGCACCGTGGCAAACGCGCCGGGCGTCGTGCAGGTGCCTGGGGCGCGGTAGAGCTTATAGCCTGCAAGATCCGCTTCCGTATTGGCATCCCATGCCAGATTGACGGTGGCCGCCTCAGCCAGCCCCGCAGACAAGCTCAGCATCACCAACAGACTCGTCAGCATCTTCCTCATGTCGCATCTCCTTCCCTGGTTTAGTATAGCCGCATCGCTCACAATGCCGTAGCCGCTTCGCTTTGACCACCGAACAACCGAGACAGAATTCATGATACTCACTCATCGCCGCAATGACTCGTGGCGGCGAAATCGACGTACAGGTACAGGTGGCACAGTGATGGCCGGGGGTCACGGCGCAGCCCGCCGCATCCGTGGCATAAACAGTGCGCACAGCGCAATCATCCATCGAATTAGTTGCATACCCACGCGCCGTTCAGACGTTTTGCCATCGCCCCGCTTCCACCGCTTGCGCAGGGGTTGGCGATAGTGCAATCAGAACAATACCGCATCAGCCCATTGGTGGGCGTCAAAGTGCCGAGGTTCGCAAAGGTGGT